GATATTGTCTAAAAATTAAAAGCTAAAACGGTATAAATACTAGGAATAAGGAACGAGCGAGATGTCATATACGATTAAGCATTATAATGGTACTTTACTAACTACAGTTGCGGACGGTACCGTTGATACAAGCACCGATCTTACTTTAATTGGTAAAAATTATGCCGGTTACGGCCAAGCACAAAATGATAATTTTGTGTGGTTATTAGAAAACTTTGCTAACACTACCCAACCTCCCAACCCACTAACAGGACAAGTTTGGTTTGATAGCGGCAATAATAAGTTAAAATTCTATGACGGAAGCCAGTTTAGAACAGCAGGCGGCACTGAAGTAAGTGGTGTACAGCCCACAGGATTAACAACAGGTGATTTATGGTTCGATACTGCCAGCGATCAGTTGTTTGTTTACAATGGTACAAGCTATACATTAATTGGTCCACAAGGAATAGCAGGCGCACTGCCAACTGAAATGCAAAGTCTTGCAGTTAAAGATCTTGAAAATGGTGCAACACACGATATCATTCAAGCTATCGTTAATGGGCAAGTAGTTTTCATTATTAGTCCAGATACATTACCCTTCACATTAGACCCATCAATTAATGCTATCACTGGGTTTGATAAAATACATCAAGGTATAACTCTAGCTTATACAAAAAATACAGACAACGGTATAACAAACAATAGTTCTAGTTACAGATTTTGGGGAACAGCCACTAATGCAGATAAGTTAAATGGACTTCCAGCTAGTAGTTATTTGACATCAATAAATCCAGCATTTAGTACATCTGTAAGTTTTTCAGATTTTGGTTACACAGTAGGCGGCACCGGCGGCAACTATACTACTAAATTGCGAGTAAGCATCACTAATAACGGTAATACACCTACATTCCAAAATACTATAAATGATACTATTTTATTTCAAACAGCTGACAATAATACACAAGCAACCCGATATCCATTAACACTTAAAGGTACTGATTTATTGCCTGGTGGTGCGTTATCAGCAAACGGATTTACCAGTACTAATATAAACAATATTGGTAGTAATACAGCAGTATGGGCTAATGTATATGCCACTAACTTTATTGGTACAGCTACTAATGCTAACTATTTGTCTTTAGGCGGTACACCTGTATCTGCAACTACAGCTAGTAGTGCAAATACAATTGTTGGTAGAGATAGTAATCAAGACATTTTTGCTAACGTTATACACGGTACAGCTACTACCGCAAATTATGCTGACTTGGCTGAAAAATATCTTGCTGATGCTGAATATGAAACTGGTACTGTTGTTAGTATTGGCGGCCAAGCTGAAATTACAGCCAGTACTAAGGGTGATTTAGCTATTGGCGTAATTAGCGCACATCCTGCATTTAGAATGAATCAAACATTAATAGGCGGCGTCTACGTAGCATTAAAAGGACGAGTTCCAGTTAAAGTAATTGGCCCTATTACTAAAGGTCAGAAATTATCTGCCACCAATAATGGGTATGCAGAATTAGCTACTGATAACACTTTGGTGTTTGCTGTAGCTTTAGAAACAAATTTAACAGACTCAATAAAAAATGTCGAGTGTGTTGTACTTTAAAATAAATAGCTTTTAAATAGAAGGTAAAAAATGGCAACAACTCCGTCAGTTGGATCAAAAATCTTTGCTAGTGATTATAATGCATTGCAATCAACGGTTGCTTCTGTGATGGGGGTAGGATCTGGTACGTATGGTTACGGTCAAAGTAGCCCACAATATACTAGTAGTCAAATTACAGGAAACCCTGCAATCACTGTTACACAGTGGAGAAATTTGCGCAATGATTTAGTAAATGCGTATACACATCAGGGAAGTATTGGTAGTTTAACAATACCTTCAAATCCTACTACGGCTGCAAAAGTTACAGCTGCAGATTATGCACTTTATTCTGCATTAGCAACATCGATTTATAATAATGCAACAGCTATACCTCCATCGGGACAAGCAAGCCTTACATCATTTCCGTCAGCACAGCGTACAACGGCTTGGAACGGTACAGTACATCATACACTAGTTTTAACATTTGCGTCAGCTAACGCTGCTAGATACTATTTTAATTCTGGTGGTAGTTTTCAATTTAGTGCTAGCCTAATCAATTATCCAGGATACCCAGGATACGGAGCTGCTAATGATAGTTACGCTAAAGATTCAGATTGGAACATGTTACTGTCTAACATGGGTACTATTATCTTTAATTTAAATTCAACTACAACTACTGGATCTTATACTAGTATTGGCAGTAATGTTGGATTTTATCAATTGACCACAAGCCCGCAAAATATCTTTCAAAAGAAAACAGCCAGCCCAAATTATACAAACAATCAATACGATATTTTGGCAAGCGTTAATGCTGGTGGAAATGTAATCACTTTTGATATTCAGTTTGCCGATCTTTCAACTAGTGGAACAGATGAAAATGTCTACGGTACACTTACTAGTCTGGTACAGGCTTATTATGCCACAGGATCCAGTGTAGCGGTTAGTTTGCCATCAGTCACAACTAATACAATGACTGGTGGAACAGTAGTAACGCCACCACCACCGCCACCATATGTAGCACCACCACCACCGCCACCATATGTAGCACCACCACCACCGCCACCATATGTAGCTCCTCCGCCGTATGTAGCACCTCCCCCAGCTGTACCAAGTTACGGTGCATTTACTGTTAGCCCAAGTCCAGCATATACTGGACAATCCATCACTGTCAGTGCCGTGGCTAACAATGCCACAGGAACCGCATATTCGTTAATTGTATACGATACAAATAATAGTAGAGTAGTGAATACATCAGGTACAGTTACAAGTAGTTCACAAACACTAACAGGAACATTTACAGCAAATTATACTGTTCAACCTTATCTCGCTACATTCACTCTTAACGGTCTAACAACGGAAAGTACAACTATAACAATTGGAACTCCTAGTGTTAGTGCAATTACAGCAACACCTAATCCAGTAGCTAACAATGGAACTGTAACAGTGAGTGTAACAGCAACTAATTTGGCTCCAGGTTCTTTCTATGCTTTGTTGGTTGAATCTCCGGCAGCTGACGGATATTATCATGTTTTAGACTTACAAGGCTATATTTCAACAAGTCCGCAAGTAATTTCAGGTACGTTTACTGCTAGTTATAATACTGGACATTACGGTCCATATACTACTGGCGCATCCATTGGCACCATTCCTGCTTTTTCTGGCCCACAGATTACAGTAACACCTCCACCACCTCCTCCACCGTACGTTCCGCCTCCTCCTCCATCAACTTACGGAGCATTCACAGCTAGTACAACTAGCCCTTCAGACGGTCAGAGTGTAATATTAAGTGCTGTGGTTAATTATCCACAAGGACAATTTTGGAATATACTAGTAAACAATAATAATGGTATAAGTGTAACAAATCCTACTGGATATTTGAATAATAGCGGAACAAGTCAAACAGTCACAGCTACATTTACAGCTACATCTGGGGCATCTCCATATACCAGTGCAATTAGTGTTGCCGGGATTGCGGGTGGTGGTATTAACGGACCAACAATAACTGTTCTAACTTATAACGAAACAGTAACAGGACCAAGCCAAGTAACAGTTGGAAATAGTTTTACCGTAACTCTCTCAGGTGGCGCCCCTTCATCTACAGTCTCTTGGACTGGAGCTGCAACTGGAACAGCTAGTCTTGATGGATCAGGTAATGGTGTGTTTAATTCAGTATCATTTGGTTCAGCAGGTACTTATAATTATACATTTACATTTAATGGTACTGGACATACAAGACCTTATAGTGTGACGGCGGTTAATCCTCCACCACCACCACCCCCTCCACCGTATGTGGAACCTCCTCCATATTACCCAATGCCAACTGTGACGGCAAGCGGTGCACCTGTACCAGATACAACTATGTATGCTGGTACAGCTTATTTCTACGATGTTGCGGTAACTTCAACCAATGCTTCTAGTGGAGGCTGGGCTGATTCAGCTGGACATAATGGTGCAGTTAATTTTTACAACGGTAGAAGTACAGGGTTTAATTTTGTAATATCCAGTTCTCAAGCTGCTGGTAGTTATACTATTGTCATAACAATGACTGGACCAGGCGGCTCGGCATCTACAAGTATTGGTTATTCTATACAATCGGCACCAAGACCTACTTTGGTAATCAATTTAGCATCACCAAATGGCGCAATTGATAGTGCTTCTGGCGGAACTGTTACGGTATATTATCAAACTACAGGTAATCCTACTGGCGGATATTACTACTGCTCAGGTACTAGTGGTTTAATAGTTGATGTTTCTTTCTTTGCTCCTGGAAATCCAAGCGGGTCGTTATCAGTAAGTGTTCCTGCAGGACAAGCACCGGGCAGTTATACATTCGGCCTGCTAACGTATGGCGCCGGAGGAGTGCAAGCTGACGCAGCAAACTATACATTTAATGTTGTGTAATGAATTTTGAAATCTTAAATGATACTCCTAAAATAGTCTATTATCATAACGTACTCACTAGCAGTGAGTGCGATTATGTTATTAATAACATAGACAATTTTGAAAAATCTATGGGGTATGATTTTGAAACTAAAAGTTCTAAACCTACAGAATGGAGAACTAGTAGCGGTTATCACGACTTCAATGACAAGTTTAGATATATCACAGAAAGAACTGCAGAGTTATCTAGTTACCCGTTTGCTAATATAGAGCAAGTGCAAATATTGCGATACGAATCTGGTGAGTTTTACAAACCACACAACGATTATTTTAATTTTCCTCCTGAAATTTTCTCCACAGATAATGATAGAGTTGCAACTGTAATTTTTTATTTGAATGATGATTTTACAGGCGGCTCGACAAATTTTCCCACTTTGAATATTGATGTTAAACCTAGAAAAGGCTCTGCATTATTTTTTGATTACAAGTATACTCCTGAAATAAACAAACTAACTTTGCATGGCGGAATGTCTATAGATTCAGGAACAAAATATATTGCCACATCTTGGATACGTGGTAACCAGTGGAGACATGCTGATGGCCCTTAACCATATTGATACTGGTTATAAAACAATCTTTAGAGTTGATAACGCATTAGATACCAAAATTTGCGATCAACTCTATAATTTTATGATTGAAAATAAATTAAAGTCTGAACCAACAGCTGATGTTTTACCGTGGTTCGATGACGAAACATATATTCCTTGGGATTTAGCAGATGTTGAGTTGAAAAAACAGATTATTGCTTATAGAAAATTAGTCACTAAAATAGTTTCTGAAAAGTTCAATCAAACATTGTACCCAGAGTTTACTCATCTTGTATTATGGCGCACAGGACGTCAAATGCCTCGACACAAAGATGATGGATACGAACCAAATGATCCACTTGCGACAAGAAAAGTCAGTTGTGTTACATACCTAAACGACAACTTCACTGGCGGCGAAACATTTGTTGCCAATGAAACAGGTATAGACTATATTAGCAGACCTGTGAAAGGATCGTTTGCCTGTTATCTGAGTGACGGTACAAACGAACATGGTGTAAATCCTGTGCTATCGGGAAATCGTGTAACTATGCCAATTTGGTTTTGCAATGATATAACCAAATCTGAAGATGTTAGACTTGCTAACATTATACAATCTCTATCATAAAATAATCACCTCTACCTGTTGACAAGATAATTAAAGTAGTATATTATAATAGCTACGGAGTTATCTATGGACGAGAGAATTGAAAAAGCCTTTGGCGTTGCCAACTACATGGCTACATTATCAAATCAAAGACGTATTATTCTAGAAGAATACAATCAAAATTTGATACATTATATCAATGGCGCAACATTTAAAATTACTTATGAATTAATTAGTTTTGTAAAAACACTGGTTGATATGGGTAAAACAGAAAATGTTGTACTTGTTGATAGCAATAATTTTCCAGTATTAATTAATGATTTGGAAGATTTTCTAAACAGTATTATATCAACATATTTAGAAACGGTATCTACTTATGCTGACAAGTTTAACGAAATAAAAGTTAAACGTAAAATTGCAGACATTGTGGATCTATGAGTCAGGGCATTGTAATTTTTGCTCAAAATAATGCTGATATAGATTATATAAAACTATCAGTATTTTCAGCACGTCAAGCACAACGGTATCTTGATTTGCCTGTAAGTTTGATCACAGATAGTAGAGGTTGGTTGGAGCAAAGTTTTCCTGATCATCCGTTTGATCAAATTATAGATGTAGACTATACACCATCTGCACAACGTAAAACTTTTTTTGACGGTGCACTAACATCTAAAACACTAGAGTGGAGAAATTTTGCACGTAATAGAGCTTATGATTTAACACCTTATGATACTACACTGGTTATTGATAGTGATTATATTATTAACAGCGGTATTTTAAAACCAGCATTTAATAGAGATACAAATTTACAAATATACTCTAGCAATATGGATCTTGCCGACTGGCGCAATACTGACGAGTTTGCACGGATTAATATGTTCAGTGTTCCGTTTTATTGGGCAACTGCATTTATATTTGAAAAAAATAAAACAACTGAGGCATTTTTTGACCTAGTTGCTTATATAAAAACAAATTGGAATTACTATAGAATTCTTTATAATATTGATGCCATGTTGTTTAGAAACGATTATGCGTTTAGTATTGCTATACACATCATGGGCGGTAGTAATTTTGCTACAGAATTACCAGGTTGTATGACATATACTAAAGATAAAGACATACTGGTTAATATGCAAGACGATCAAATGCAATTTCTACTTGAAAAAAAAGATTATGTAGGCGAATATATTGCCGCAAAAACGCAAGGAATAGATATTCATGTAATGAATAAATTTAGCCTTAGTAGGTATATTGACGGAGATACAGGTGTCTAGAGGATTTTTAGTTTTAGCACAAAATACCAAAGACGTTAATTATGTTCGTCAAGCATATGCATTGGCATTGAGTATTTGTAATAGTCAAACTATAACTAACATATCGTTAGTAACAGATGATCTTGTTCCTGAAGAATATCAAAAGGTATTTGACAATATAATTCCTATTCCGTTCAATAACATTGAAACAGCAACACCTTATCGAGCAGAAAATCGTTGGAAATTATATCATGCAACACCCTATGACGAAACGATTGTTTTAGATACAGATATGTTGTTGTTAGAAGATATATCAGCTTGGTGGACGTATTGTAGCAACTACGATGTAAAATACACAAATAGAATTTGTAATTACAAAATGGAAGTTGTTGAAGATCGTGTTCATAGAAAAGTATTTGTTGCCAATCATTTAACTAGTCCATATAGTGCGCTACACTATTTTAAAAAGTCTCAAACAGCTTACGAGTTTTATCGAGTGTTAGAATTTGTATGTAATAACTGGGAATGGTGCTGGGACAAATTTGCACCTGAAAACTATCAAAAATGGTTAAGTATGGATCTTGCTGTAGCAATAGCAATAGAAATTACAGGTATGCACGAGCAAGTTTTAGATATTAATAGCCCACTGGAATTTGTACATATGAAAACTCATTTACAAAACTGGCAAGTCAATTCAACTAGCTGGCAAGATTTCGTACTGACTAATTTTGGTAACACATTGACCGTATCAAATATATCACAACGTAAAGTATTTCATTATGTAGAAAAAGACTTTTTAACTGATGAAATTATTAATAAATTAAAAGGTGCTTTACATGGCTAAAGTTTCTCGTAAAAATAAAATTGTAGAAGATTGTCCTGTAGTACAAAAATATTATGCACACTATGATTCATCATCTAATCAAATTTTAAGTGTTAACAACTACAGGCATGACGATTATTCACATGCTGTAGAAATTTCTTTTGATGAATATGATAGACTAGTAACAGGTAGAGATAAATTCAGCGACTTTCATATTGGAGTTGTAATTCAATCAGACGGTGCAGCATTAACTGGATTAGTTTCTAAAAAAATAATCCAAGAACATAATTTTAAAAATAGATTCTTAGTTTGGATAGATCAAGAACGAGATTTATCAGATATTTACGTACACTGGGATCAGTTTAACGAGCACTGGGTATTTTTTGTATCACAAGATTTTAGACAAAAATATTACGATAACAAGTTACCCATTAGTACAATAAGTTTCTTTGTTACACTAGGAAAAGATCCTAATTTTTTACTACGATCCGTAGAAATAGACCTTAAGAAATTAGTTGAAGATAAAGTTATTATCAAATTTGAAAGTAAATGGGAACGTAATATTGAAATGATTTCTTTGACTGCTAACTTATCAAGTTTACAGTATTCATTAAAAGTTTGGAAATTAAATGAGCAAGATTAAAGTAATTGAACAAGATATTGTTTTCCTCAGCTATGACGAACCTAATGCTGAGAAAAATTATGCAGACTTATTAACTAAAGTGCCATGGGCAAAACGTGTACACGGAGTTAAGGGTAGTGATGCAGCACATAAAGCCTGCGCAGCAAAATGCGAAACAGAATACTTTGTTACTGTAGACGGCGACAATATTATTGACCCTGCATTTTTAGAAGTTGAAATTGACTTAGACGCACTAGGACTTACTAAAGATCATGTGTTTAGTTGGTGCGGCAAAGTACATGTTAACCATCTTATGTATGGTAACGGTGGTCTTAAAATGTGGACTCCTGCATTTGTTAATAATATGAAAACGCATGAAAATTCCGATCCTGATGACACTAAGGGTTTAGTAGAATTTTGTTTTGACGATTTGTACTATCAATTTGACGAAAACTATTCAGAGAGCTTTACCAATGCAAGTCCTTTTCAAGCATGGCGAGCAGGATTCCGCGAAGGTGTAAAGATGTCGTTGGATCAAGGTGCAAAAGTTAAAGACATCAGTAAAATATTTTGGAAAAACTATCATAGGTTATTAATTTGGTGCAACATCGGTGCCGATGTTTCTAATGGACTTTGGAGTATGTATGGTGCAAGAGAAGGAGCATATCTTACTAATTGCACAGACTGGGATTATACTAATGTTCGTGATTTTGATTATTTGACTCGACAATGGGAAGACAAATATAGCAAGGTAACTGAAAAAATGCTACCTTACGAAATTATGGGTTTAGGTGAAACACTTAAACACGAATGCGGTTTGGAAATCACAGACGTTGATTCAACTGGAAGCAAATTTTTTAAAACGGTGTTTAACAACTCGCCCCGAACTCTTAGGAAAAAATTATAATGTACGATATAGTTTATATTACATATAAAGAAAAAGTATCTTCGAGTAGATATATTGACGATATAGTTATGAAATTTCCCTATCACAGAACACATTGGGTGCGGGGAATCAAAGGCATTCATAATGCTCACAAAGAAGCAGCCAATCGTGTATCTACAAATATGTTTTATGTAGTTGACGCAGATGCAAAATTATTGCCTAATTTTAAATTTGATATTAAATTAGACCCTAGCGAAGAAGATATTGTGCATGTATGGCGTAGTATTAATCCAGTTAATGGATTAGAATATGGATTTGGTGGTGTTAAATTATTACCAACTGAATTTACTCGGAATATGGACATGTCCACTATTGATATGACTACTAGCATTAGTTCTAGATTTAAAATAATGCCGGATATTAGTAACGTTACACAATTTAATATAGATCCACTTAGCACATGGCGTAGTGCATTTAGAGAATGTGTAAAATTAGCCAGTAGAATTATTCCTGGACAAGACAACAGTCAATCAGAACAGAGGCTACATGCATGGATACACTTTAGCGGCAACGAGCCTTTTGGTGAATATTCAAAGGGAGGGGCGAGTGCAGGACAATGGTATGGAACAACTTATAAAGATGATCCAGAAGCACTGGCTAAGATTAACGATTATGATTGGTTAGAAGAACAGTTCAAAGCACACATTGAACTGTTTCCTCCAGAGACTTTTAAATAAGATCGGTAGTCATTGGGAAGATGTCAGCAATGACTTTTGCACAAGCAATTGCAACTTCCTGATGTTCTTTTTGTGTGCCGTTAGCACTGCGTAATTCAATAAAATGAATCCAACTACGCAATGTGCCATTCATATATAACCGACTTATTGTAAGTCCTTCTGGTAGAACCGCACGAGCTTGCTCTTTGGCAATGCCATTTTTAATGGCCCATGAGTACTCTTGTTTAACACTAAACAATACACGTTTTTGAGCACGTTCCCATTCAATAGCCAATAATTTTTGTGCTTCGTCAGTCATATCAAACTCTACACTATTTTGTCTATTCTTTGTGTCTTGGAATCGTGCTTCTCGTAATACAAACGCATCATCAAGCTCTGCTGTTGGGTCGGCATAACGTTGGCTGAATTCTTGAAAACTGAAGCTTCTGTGTCGCAAGATTTGTCTAGCAATATCTCTTGTGGTAGTAATTTCACAACAGGCAGAGACCATTTCAAGAGGACTCCAATGTTGGTGCTTAATAAGATATCTAATGAGCTTTTCACTGGTTTCTGTGTTAAGCTGATTGCTTGGATTACTGACTCTTGCACAATAGGCAATAAGCTCTTGTGCATCTGCAATTCCCATTCTTGCAAATTCTTCAGTTGGCTGGCTGTAACTAAGCAATTTAACATTCATTTATAACTTCTTTTTCTTTAAAAATTTTTGTGTACTAGATTCTATATCTTTGCGAACACGTTCTGTATCTAATTTAAAATCAATATTATCAATATTATCTTCGTATGTTTTACATATTTCAGAAAGGCTTTGTTCCAAAGACGACCAACCTGCGCGCCTTGCTTTAGCTGTTATTTTTATTTCCCAAGTTTTACCATCTCTAAAATTGACCAAAACGGTTTCAAGATACCTTATAGGTAACACATTTAGTTTAACATCACCGAATACTTCTGGCCAATATGCTATGACATCCTTGGGAAGAGTCTTCCCAGTTCTTGTCATTTTACTGTGGCTTTTTTGGTCGGAACCAATTCCTCTGCTAGTCTACGAAAGTTAGCAGCTTCTTTTGCAAGTTTATCTGCCTTACTACGATATTCTTTAGCTTGTGCTTCGGGTGTTAGTGCTACTGTAGATTCAACTTTTTCTACAACTTTAGCTGTAGGAGAAAGTTCATTAACTTGTGCAACAGTTGGCTCTTTCTTCTTGTCGTTGATACCTTCATTAATTGCTAAATCATCAACTGCAATGCCGCGTTGTTCGGCAATGATTTGATTTAACTCACTAAGAAGAATACCAGTGCCAGGAACGGGAGTCATTTCAATAGCATCTGTTGGTGCTTTGAGCAATCGATTATTTACATGTAGCCATGGCAACATGCGACTACCGTCTGGGAATTGTGTACGATCCAATGCCTCTGCAAATTCGTTAGCTTCTTGCCCAGCTGAGCTTTCTACTAGATTAATGATAGCATCGTGATAGATGTCCGGCATGTTCTCTGTAGGAACAATTAAACAACTATATGCATCGCCAGGCAAAGTGCGATAAGCCACTAGGCATTTTTTCTTAGTGGCTGTAACACGGCCCACGTGTTTAAGTTCTTGGGCCATATTAAGCTCCTGCGACAGCGTTTGCTACAGCTTGACTATTTGTTTGTGGTGCGGCAGGTGTTGCGGCTGTTTGTGGTTGTGCAGCTTGTTGCGTAGCAACAGAGTCTAAAAATGTAGTTAACTTAGTATAAGTTTGACCTACAGCTACCATTTCATTTGGTTTAAATGCACCGCGTGAACTGGCAATATCAATAATTACCTTCATGGCATTCAAATCATTAATAGTAAGATCGTTGCTTTGAGCAGCTTCTGCTCCGGTTGGTTGATTTTGTACATCAGACATTAGAATCTCCTTGTTTTGATTAAGTACACATTTAATTATCTAGTCTGTAAATGTGGACAGGCAATTGTGAAAAAACTTAGTTCTTTTTCACTTTCAAATCCTATACGTGTGCAATACACAATAGTGTTGGTATTATCTAGTGTAATATCTTGTCCTACATAATACCTGTTATTTAAATTTTTACGTATCCAAGCATCAAACAATTTGATTGTGTTTGGACTATATTTGTCTATAACAGTATATTTAAAATGAGGACAGGCAAACTCAACCCTACGTAAATCAAAATAATTTAAAGGATTGGGTTTGCCATTCTTCAAGGCCATTACGCTGTTTCCTTTTCAAACTCGTAGTAAGCATATTCACCAAATGGTGGAACAATCTTATCATTGCCATGAATAATGAATACTGTATCACAGTAGTTTTCATCACCCCAGCTACCCCAGGGATATCCATCTGTAAACATGATAAACTTCTTAGGCTGAATATCATTTTCCTTCATATAATCCCAGTTGGCATCGAACTCGGTACCACCACCGCCCATCGGCTCGTAGTTATCAAAATCGTCCATGCAATAGCCATCATAGTCGGCTTCGTTATATACTTTAGTATCAAAGCACCAAACTTTAATCTTAAAGTCTTTGTATTCTTGCATGATGCCTTTGATCTCACTTAAGAAGTCTTTGGCTTGCTCATCTCCAATGGAACCTGACATGTCAATTGCCACACAAATATCAATAGTTTCTTGAAATTGTTGTCCTGGCAATACTGCGTTCATGTGCCAACCCTTACGATTAGGACGCATAAACGAGTAGTCATTTTTGATAGTGCTTTGAATTTGTTGACGCAAAATTTCACGCCAATTCATTTTAGGCTCTGTAAGTTCTCTAATCATGCGTTGTACGCTAGCAGGAGTATTGCCTGCACCTGCGGCTTGTGCAGCCTGCATAGTAGCTTCACGCATCTCGTCTCGAATTTGCTTTAGTTCTTCTTTAGAATA